TCAAGGCATATTCTCATACTGTCGCGGATCTTTTGGACGAAGGTGAGAAAATACCATTGTTAGATATCAATAATGGAGGTAAATATTTTTCTGATAAATCTATAGAAGACTATAGGGTTCTTAAGTAATTCGCATTATTTACATATCCCATAATGAAAGAAACTAAAGGAGGAAGCAACCATGAATAAAGGATTTATGGGACTAATTAACTTTGAAGGAACACCACTGGAATATGACGTCGATAAGGACAACCTAGCTGTAGGTTTACTTAAAGGCGCAGGTCAAGGTGCTATCGAAGGATTATTAGCAGTAGGTACTGTTGTAACAGTTGCATTATTCACTAGTAAAAAATAAAGAGGGATCTTAGGATCCTTTCTTTTTTGTTTTAGTCAAGCCATTCATAATAATTATTTTAAGGAGGATCCTCATTTATTGTCAGTCACAATGAATGGTTTGATTAAGCCAAATTAAAGGAGGTAAATAATATGGCTATTATTTTATTGGTGTCGGCATACATGTGTGCAGATATTGTGTCTATTTTAAGTGATAAAAAGGAGGATAAAAATGAGTACACCAATTAATTTTATTACCGCGCCAGCGTTTGCTTATACATACCAAAACGATATTAGTATATCGGTAGCTATTAAAGCTGCTATTATTGATTATCCTAGACTAATTGATCCTGTTGATAAAGCTGCTACAACGTTATTGGTCACGCAATATGATAACTTTTTCACTTTCGAATCTGACGATATTCGAGCAGACCTTAATTATGTGCGAGACTATTTTAAAAAGAAATTCGCATTAGAAATGGTTGATGATATGATGTATGTAATGAACAATGTTGATGAAGTGACCGCACGTTTACAGACAATTGCGGATTTGAATAAGTGAGGTAGGAAAATGAGCGAAGTAAAATTCCATACAAAACCAACACAAGTAAATCGTAAAAATCCGATTCTAATTTATGAATATACAACAATAGCAAAGATATGGGCATATCCATTAGATAATGGTTATATAGCATTATTTATAGTATATTCCGATACAAGGACTACCGCAGTATTAGGATATTCTGACGAGAATGACTATGTTCATAACTTAGATTTTACTAAAATCGACATACATACAAGACAAGACCTTGTGGATTTTGTCAAAAACTACAACAAAATGACAGTATTTGACATAATCAAATTGCAGGAAGAACGTCTAAAAATCGATTTGGCGAAAGCTTCTGCGGAAATTGTAAATTAGTGAGGTAATAAAATGAACAAAGATGGTATGGTAAAAATGTCCAAATTAGAGCATAACGCTATATACGGTAGAAAATTTATGGATGAATTTAATAGAAAGAAGGATGAAGGTAAAGTTAAATTTCACACCAAACCAACGCAAGTAAATCGTAAAAATCCTGTTTTGGTAATCAATTGCTATCCAGTCGTACGTCGATGGATGTATGAGTTAAACAACGGTTATTTTGTTATATTTTCAGTATATGATGACTCTAGATCTGAAGCAGTTGTGGCAAATTGTCTAGACAACTCTGGTGAAGTTTATTATTTAGACCACACCATGGTTGATATTCATACAAAGAAAGACCTTGTAGATTTTGTTACAGAATACAACAAATATTCAAACTTTGATATGGTCGATATTGATTATTAATTCGCAGCTTTTACATATCCTATAATGAAAGAATATTTATTATAGGAGGACATTACCATGTTCAGAAGAATTATTAGAGAAATTGGATTTCGTACACTTGCGTTATACGCTGTGCTTGAAGAAGCTTATGTAGAAAAGCTTGAAAAGCAAGGGTATATTTCGGAAGATAGCGAATACCATAAACGACGACTAATTACTGTTCAAAAGGTATTAAACAAGCTTAGAAATGAAGGCTTTTAAAAGGAGGATAAAAAATGAAAACTATTTTAGATATTTTCAAAGCATTATTTGGAATGATCTTTGTGAATACTATCGCAGGATTATTTAATATTGTTAGTAAACTATTTAAATAGAGGATTTGATTATCCTCTTCTTTTTTCAAATTTAGAAAGGAACTTACTATGAAATACAACTACAACCAAATCACAATGATCTACCATCGCAAACCAATTCCTGTAAAGCCTATCAAAAAGGCGGTCATTAAACTTGGCTGGAAGCACGGACTTATTGCTGGGGTTATCGTTGGAGCATATCTCGCATTGAAACAAAAGAAAGAAGGTAAATAATATGTTGGAAGTTAAAACAGACTTTTTAGAAAAAGAACTTAATGTTATCAAACACGTTGATGAGCACTATGGGGAAGATTTGGCTATGATTGACTCAGCAGAAGAGTTGGGCCAAAAGATTGTGAAATCGGCAGTTTACCTTAGCGTGGCTAGTTTTATTGTTTGCGGGATTGGTGTTTTAACCAGAGGTCTTGCGCACAAAGCAGCGAAAGAAGTATATCACAACATGGACAATGACCAAGAACTGCAAGAATTATTTAAGGAGCTTGATGATGCAAGAAATGAACTATATTCTTAATAATGACCGGGTTAAAACTCGGTCAACGTTTTTGACTTGGTTATTTTTCAATAAATCAACGCGCAAGCTATGCTTAAGCAGTATCGAAACATTACGCGAAGATCTCGACAAGCTTGTATATTTACAAGAAAAAGCAGATGCCGCTCGTGATTTGAATTCGTTTTTAAGAATAGCCGACGTGGTTTACGGTATGACAACCCTATGGAACCTTATAGTTAAGTATGGGTATTGTAATCGTAGACTTACTTATAAAGAAATCTTGGATCTCAAAGTGATAATGAAAGTAATCGAAAAAATGATTAGTGAGGTAGTATAATGTTTAAAAAGTTATTCGAAATTGAGAAAGTTGAATTCTCAGATAAAGATATGCAAGAAGCATATTACCGTGGACAACTCGACGGACGTTCTCAGGAACAAATTAATAATGCGTTGGGTATTTTTCTAACGGGAGCTGTTACTGCGCTTGGGTATCTTATATTGGGACGTCGTAACACACGATACAATCGTTCCCTAAACGAAGCTATTTCTGAAGAAGGTAAACTAGGCGAGTCTATGTTTCTTAAAGATCAAAACGACGAATTGCGCGGAATGTTTGGAGAAGAATGATGAGACCTATCGATCGTGTTATTGTAGAAGTTAATAATAAGGTGTATTCATTTCTAGATCCATTATTTTTCGATGAAACCGAGTATCCTTATCATTCAAACCATTGTAAAGTAGAAAACTTGGCAGTGTGCGTTCGTTACAACAAAGATTTTATTAACGATATAACTATACATTCGAATAAAACATTTATAATGCTCCGATCATCTAAGTTATACATCTCTTTAAATGGAAAACTTGTAGAAAGTTTCTCACTCGAGAAAGTACAATATGATGGTGTAAATTTGATTTTAAAAACGGTTTGTCCTTATTGAGGTGAGATTATGATAGGAAGACTTATAATTGAATTTGAAGATAAGGTTTATTCTGTGCTTATAGATTCGTATGAAATAAATACTTATATTACTTCTAATGATAGTGACAAAGTTAAAATTTGTTTTATAGACAATCCTATAATTAAATCATTTCATTGGTGGTATAAGCTTTCGGGAGCATTTATCAAGAGTAAATATATGATTGTGGATTTTCTGGAGAAACCACATATTTTAGTAAGTATTAGGAAAGAGAAACATGACGGATTCGATACCCCAATCTATATTCTAATCCTGAAACCCTTACTAGAACCCCCAATGCTGCCGCCAGCTCGATTTGAGCCGATAAGTAGCGTATATTCTCCGCAGGAATTCCCTAGGCTATAATGAAAGGAAGGTAAATCATATGAGAAAAATTATGATGGCTATATTGTACGACGGTCTTGACATGCAGATTGAAGAGATCAAAATTCAAATGGCACTGTCCGAGGATAACGCAGAGATCATGGATCTAAATCTCAAGTTGGCTAAATTGATTGCTGTTAAGAATGAACAGCAAAAGTACAAAGTCAAACCTGAGCAATTGTTCCAGGCACTCGTGAACATTCTCGGATTAGCTGCAGTATTGAATTTCGAACAGTTCAATATAATTTCAAGCAAGATGTGGTCGATTGTATCAAATCGATTTTTCAAATAAAGGGATTAACTTATCCCTTTCTTTTTTTTTGTGAGGTAGAAGAATGTTAAATAGGAAAGAAAAAATTTTAAACTATTGTTCGCAAGATCAATCAGCCGCAGAATATTATCATGATTATTATGTTTACATGATGAACGATATTCGACTATTGGATCCAAGCGGGTTTCTAAAACTTGAAGGTAATGAGTTAGATGCCGAGAAGTATATGATAGTCGATGTTTCTCCTGTAACATATATTGAGACATCTGAGGTGTATGTATTCAACATCCAAGTGTATACTGATGAAAATTTACATACTCGAAAAGACTTTGTTGAATCATATGCGCAATATAAAATGGAAAGTATGTTAGAGGAGGTATAAATGGGAGAACCAATTTATAATGTGAATGGACAATTAAGTCCGAATGACGAAAATGCGTTTATCTTGAGAATTGAAACAAGCAACCTTAACATTATTAAAGATTCGATTGAAAGATATCGAACTATTAGGAATAATGTGGAACTTCTGGAAACAAAATATTTTCTAGAAGCAGTCGATGAGTATCCAGATATTTTCCTTATTATCGATATTGATCCTATTGTATTTGATGACAAGAAGAATCTATATTTTACCACATTATATTGTTATGGTAATGATGAATTAGATTCTAAGATGGACATGCTTAAAAGATTCTTTGAGAGATTTTACGGAGGGAGAAGATGAAAAAACTTAAAGAGTTAATTGAATACAATTTGACAGAAGTATTGTTAATACTTGCTATAACATTCATATGTATCGCTATTGAGATAGGATGCTTTGTTCTGCTAATTAAATTGGCAGCCCTCTTAGGATTTCTTGGATTCTTAGGCGGAGCTTGTTTGATGTTATTTGTAACATGTATTTACTTATTCATTGTTGTAAGTATTTATGAATGGAGTTAAAGGAGGTAAGTGATGACTAACTACATACCAATTGTTAAGACTTCTGCTGAATTCAAACAGACAGTTATCGATATGGTACGCGCAATGCCATTAGATGATTTTCTGTTAATTCCACAGGCGGAACTTGACAAATATATTTCGGCTTGGACCGAACCCGACGCTAATGGTGTTGTTCCTGCAAACGAGGAGTACAAACAGTACTTCCAATTTATTATGACAATTCCGAAGGACATGCAAATCTTAGATATGGATTTATATTACTTCCGTATCGCTCGTAAGATTATCGGAAACATGATGATTGCATTGCTGGAGTCCCAATATTACAATAAAGTATTTGGTTATGAAGATATCAACTATGAAAACTACCAGTTGCTTTATGAACTAATCCAGGAAACCGGCGATAAAATCGAGGATAATCCCGATAATCGTAGAGCATATATGAGCGCACAAGAACTAAAAATGGAATTTAACAAATATTACGAAGACGTGTTAAACAATAACACAAACAGTGAGGGCTGAACAGATGAGGCATACGGGACAATATACCCTCATATTGTCTAGGGACGATTTTTACGACGCGGTTGTTGGTAACTTGCGTAATCTTCCATTACAAGCGATATTCTGTATAGAGGATTGGTACATTGATCGTCTTATTAAAAGCTGGACGAGGGTTAAATTTGATGAGGAGTACAAAAAGTATATCTTTGGATTGCTTATAGTATCCGATAAAGTTGGAAAACTTGATAGTGAGTTATGTATCTGGAATGTTACTAGAAGTTTAGTTGATGAGTTGGTTATGTGTTTAGCGGAAGGATTTTATTATGATAATTTTCAAACGACTATTGGGGAAAATCTAATGATCGAACCGTTCGAACGTTATCCATATCCATCTCTTGATAACGAACAGATAAAATATTTTCTAGATATTATAGACACTATTTATGGACGAGTTGAAGTTGGATCATGGGACACTTTGACATGGCTTAGAAATACTTTAGGAGAAGACTATTTAACATGAAACACCACATTCATATTACAATGTCAGACGATGACATGATGCATTTAGCAGAGCAATTCAAATATTGCGAGAAGGAATTGGAAATTGAAATTCCAAACACACACTACCTAATTCATTTAAGAAGGGATGATGCTGATGAATAAATTTCCATACAATCCAAAGAAATATGTTGAAGCAATCGCTAAAGCTGCTGCGGTATATTCAAAAGAATTATACCATGACGAATTCCATCGTCCGAGATATTCTTACGCTATGACTTTAGAGAAAGCCGGTGTTAAGAAATTCTGTAAATATAAGGTCAATGAACTTTATCGACTTATAAATGATATTCGTACGAAGAAAAATCTACCAGAGGTTCCATTATTTTCCGGCGAAGCTTTGTGTACTGAAGGATTGTAATTAGAAAAAATAGTGAGGTAAAAATATGAGCGAAGTAACATATCCACGTTTTGTTGAAATCGATAGAAATGGTATTTTTCAAAAGGTGTTCGAAACATCTAATGGGAATGAAGAGTTCTGCATGCCCACAGGTAGAGAATTACAAGAAGGGCCTGACATGATGGATCACTGGATTGAATATGAGGACAGTAACGGAGATCTTCATTATGGTAGATAATACGCAGAAATTACATATCCTATAATGAAACAAAATAAATTAAAGGAGGACATTATCATGTCAGAAAACGTTTCAAAAATTGAAGAAGTTAAGGAAGAACTTAACGAGGTTACCGAAAACTTGGTGACACAAACCGAGGAAACACCACAAACTCAAGTGGCTAAAGAACTGACTACTAAGGAAAAAGTTGTACAAACAATCGTTGCAGTTAGACCAGTTGTTAAGCGTCTCTTGATGTTAACTGCGGGTGTTATCGTTGGTGGCGTTGTTGTCAAAGTTGTTGGCGATCGCATTAAGAACTCGTCCGAAGCATCCGAAAATGGCGAAGTGTTGGAAGGTGATTTTACAATCTCTGAAGACTAAGTTTCACTAGAATACTGAGAATTACTCTCAGTATTCTTTTTTTGTATCTACATTTAAAAGGAGGAAACCCGGTGAAAGCTTTACTAGGGCTATTATTCATTGTTGGTGTATCATTTGCTACGTATATGATGATTTACTTAGCATTGATCTACGTATTCCATTTGGACGCTTTACTGTCAACTCTTATTCCTGCAGGTTCTGTGGGATTGTTGACTTATTCATGGGGGTATACAAGTAATGAAAAGCCGGATTAAATAAATTATGGCACTATGTTTAGAAGACTATGGAGCTGTGAAGGTTGATAGTTTGACTCGAGGAACATGTATGTTCTATATTCCGCTGGACGGACCGAGAGATGTACTATTAGCCGACTTAGCTACCGAGATCAACGTTTACCGTGACGTTGCGTCATATAAAGGTGAGCAGTATTATATTGACGGTGTGACAAAACGAATGAATCCAGCTAATGCTAGTTGGATTGCTGAGATAGAAGGAAGGAAACTATGACAAAACAAACAACGGATTACAACAAAGTACCTCGTAAAACAAATGCTTTAGAAGAAGCAAATGAGTTACTTGACAAGCACGTACAACCCGTCGCAAAGGGACGTGTGAAAAAGCCCGGGGTTGGAAAATGGCTCGGAAATGTGTTTTTCGGAGAAGAAGGATTCCGTGGCTGGTCATCGCATATGTTCTATGAAGTGGTCGTGCCAAGTCTACAAAATGGACTTGCTGACATGGCTACCACAGCCGTGCAGCGTGCTATTTTTGGACAGGACTATATTCATGCTCGTAGAAATTCTTCTGGGTACTGGGGTCGTGGTGTAACAAATGTGACTCGAATGGATGCACACCGAAATGACTATACTCAGTCATATGCAAAACGTAACAGACGTACATCGAACTACGTGGAAGAAATCATTTTCGAGACACGTCAAGATGCGCAAGAAGTGTTCAATATTATGTTGGCCAACCTTGATACCTATGGTATTGTGACTGTTGGGGATTTCTATGAACTATCAGACCAACCGGCCAAATTTACCGACCAATCATTTGGTTGGACAATTAACGCTGGAGGTCAAGGACTTGCTGGAGCACGTATCGTAGCTGCTCGTGGAGGTGGATTTAAAATCAACTTCCCACAACCTGTTGAGGTTTAATTAAAATATTGGAGGAAATTAAAATGGAAAAATCATTATTAATGTTAGGTATTGATCTAGATGGCGATATGGTATACACCGTAGATAAAAACGGAAACGAAACAGCTGCCCCACAATGGGTTAATGTAATTGAAGAATTTGCGAAAGGATGTAACTAAAATGAAAAAATCACTTGGAACTCTTGTACTACTTTGCACACCACCTGTTGGATGGATTATTCTTGCCATCATCTGGCTTACAAATAAGAAATAGGAGGAATTTATGAAAGACATTCGTATTTATCCACGTATTCCTGGTGTAAAACCTATGATTTTCCATGACGTAGAAAACGTTAGACTTGAGAAGGATGGTCAAAACTGGGTTTTAGAATTTGATCATATCGATTATGTTCGTAAGGATGAAGCTGTAAAAGCACATTCTGCATTCTCAAGCGAAAGCGCTATGGCGTACACGTTTTTGTATGAAAAAATAACACCTCGTCCGTTTACTTTTAAATCTAAAAAAGGAGAAAAATAATGAAATTACCTAAGTTGCCAAACATGCAAACTATCAAATCTACAGCTAAATCCGCTATGGTTACCACCAAAATCCTCGGTAAGAAATACGCGCCATTCGTATTACTTGGAGTGGGTCTTGCTGGCTATGGTTATTCTGTATATGCCGGAATTAAATCTGGTAAGAAGCTTGAAGCTACAAAAGCTAAATATGAAGCTAAAGATGCTGCGGGCGAAGAATATACACGTTTCGAAGTTGTTAAGGACGTGGCTAAAGACGTTGCTGTGCCGGTTGCTGTTGCTACTGCCTCTACCGCTGCTATCGTATTAGGATTTGCCATTCAAACAAACCGTCTTAAAGCCGTATCTGCTGCGCTTGCTATGGTTACCGAAGAACATGCCCGCTACCGTCTCCGTGCTAAAGAAGTTCTCGATGAAGCCACATTCAAGAAAATCGATGCTCCTATGGAAACCAAAACTGTCGAATTAGACGGTAAAGACGTTGAAGTGGAATCAATTGTTCCTAATGAAGGCGATTTCTATGGACAATGGTTCAAATATTCTTCAAACTATGTATCCGATGACCCAGATTATAACGAAAGTTATATCAAGGAAGCTGAAAACTATCTTGTAAATCGTATGATGAAAAAAGGTGTGTTGACTTTTGGTGAAGTTCTTGACAAACTTGGATTTGATGTTCCTCGCGCAGCACTTCCGTTCGGATGGACTGATACAGATGACTTCTACATTGAGTGGGATGCTCATGAAGTATTCGACGAAGAAAAACAAGAATATGACTTGCAATACTACGTACGCTGGAAAACACCTCGCAACCTCTACGCAACCACATCTATCAAAGATTTCGTGCCTAAGAAAACAAGAAAGGAATTGAACTAATATGCGAACACCTATCAAAGTTATTTTAGCATTGGTAGGGACTGCGGGCGCTGGATACGGCGCCTACCGTCTCTATAAATGGTGGAAAGAAGAAGACAAACTTGAAGAAGAAGGTTTATCTTATGAAGAACTAGTTGCTGCCAAAGAAGCTGCTGATACTCAAAAGAAGCTTGACGAAGATACTGCGCGCCAAGAAGAATTTGCAGAGCACCTACGTGAATTGGACGGCCTACCAAACGATGGTCATGATTGGTACAAGACCGAAGACGGTCAATACATTCGTCGTGACCTTACGCCATTTGAGAAGAAAAATGGTGTGGACTACAACCCTCTCGAAGAGGAATTTGTCAGTGAAGAAGACAAAGATGGAAATGTATACGAATATATTCAAAAATATCAGGAAGGAAGTAAGCTGTTAAATCACCGTGATGACACATACACTGCTAGTGATATTATCAACGTAACGCGTGAAATGACAGCACAGATCAGAGCATTGAAACGACAAGAAATGGAACACGACCGTCAAATTTACGACCCAAATACACAAGAAGGATATGACTACTACCGTGCCCTCGTAATGGAACGAGTCAGTATCATGGATCCAGAAGCTCGTGACAAACTTGCTATTTTATTCTCATGGGAATATATTCCAACTCGTGAAAACATTGGTGACTGGAATATTCGTGAAGACATTGTATGTGACCGAACTGAACACTTCGGATTTGGAACTGTATATTCTGACTGGGCCTCTATTGGTGAAATGGTTATTTACTTTGCTAGTCGCTTGTCAAGTTCTACTGGCTATGGTACTACGGAACAATTCGCAGATTGGATTGTTGATACTTTTGGACTTGATTTGGAAGATGACAAAGACCCAGTTATCCATGATACTATCATATCGTTCGTTGAAGGTCATCGTCTTGGTAAAGAAAATGTGGATAATACTTATGGTTTATTCCATTTGCCTAAAGACGAATATGTTGACGCAGACACATTGTGGCACGAGCATAACCACGCTATTTCGCTTATTCTAGATGAGCGTTTGCAGCCTGTATTTAGAATTTCGGATGAGTTAACAGAGGAGTAATTCAATGATTGAGAGAATTAAAGAGTGGGATATTACGATTAAGTGTGTGGTATTGTTATTTCTATTGAGAAATATGATACTTCACACTGTTATTCGTAATGAGGCAGAGGAGTATTTGGAGTCTCATCGTATTTTACTTTCATATTGGAAGGAAGAAACTGATGGGCCATGGTATAAAGAAGCTACATATTTTGATAACTCATATGATTATGAGAACGCATATCTTAACAGCAACCAATGGGAAGTAATTCAATATGATTGTTTTAAAAACTCTTGTTACAAGGTTTCGGGTACACGAATCGATATCCTTTTAAATCCTACGGCAAGAATCCGCAAAGTTACAGATGACTCTGCGGGTCAGGTGTTTATCATTGTCCGTATGACGAAGGAATCTGTTCCATATATTTGTGTCTTACCAAAAGATCACGTATTCCGTAATGCTCTTATTAATAGACTTCAAAAATGTGCGATTAATGGTGACCGCAATACTTTGATTAAATTAATTAATATGAATTGCGAAACATACAAAATGTTGTCCGGGAATAAAGAACATAGAATGTTTGAAATGTGGACCTTTGGACGTCAAAATTATATCAAAGGTGTTGTTAATGACGGCTTATATATTTATAAGTATGGAGAGGATTGGGTGCACAAACATGTTCAAAAGACTATTTAACTTCTTCTTTCGTTATGAACAAGGTCTGAAAAAATCCGCGGTTCGAATTCATCATGAGAATTTCGAAAAAGAAACCGAGTTCACAAATGTGTTGGTTAGATGGGCTGATATTTATAATGGGGTGATGCTGAATCACAATCAGAAAATCCCGTACCCCTATTTGAATATCTTCGTGTCTACGGACTACAATTGCTTTAGGTCTTATACA